CCAGTCGCATCGGGCAACGTCAACGTGCGGTCAGCGGTCAAGGTTGTTGGGGTGAGCGTCACCTCGTAGGTGCTAGTACCACCAGCGCGACCAGCCAACGCCACACCATCCTGCGTCGCTGCCGTGCGAACAGTAGCGGTTCCAATCACATCAACCGCAGTAGCGGGACTTGTGGTATTGACTCCGACACGATTGTTGGTTGAATCGACATACAACACGCCAGAATCAACATTCAACGACGAATGAATACCATTAGTCACCTTGTAATCAAGGCTGGTCGTCACAGCCGACCCATTCACACCAACCTTCGCCTCCAACGCCTCAATAGCATCATTCGCATCAGCGTGCTGATCCGCATGAGACGGACTATTCAACGCCGACCCAGAAGTCGGATTAGTCAAACTGTCAAGACCAGAAGGAAAATTAGTAGCCACTTAGGGCCACCTCTCAATCCAACGTCAACGTCAACGAAGTGATCTGAAACGTGTCACCAGCCGTCACCCCAGCCGACGAAGACAACGCACCAGCAAACAAATTGTTTCCCGTCGTAGCCGAATCCCACAACGAAAAATGACTGTACGTTTCCGTAGCCGCCACATTCGTCCACTCCACCGTCGCAGACGACGACATCGACCCACTAGAAGCAGCCGAAAACGAAATAATCTTACGAGTCGTTTCCGTTGCCGCATTAGACGTACCGTTTTCGCCAGGATCACCCGTATGCAACTTCACATACACAGCCGACACAGCAAGCGACGTGTTACGCAAAGTATCCAACCAGGCGTTTTCCAAATAATTCGAAATCGACATTCTTCACCTCACTAAAGCCGAAAAGCCGGGGACACGGTAATTGTACCGCATCCCCGGCCTCACAGCGGGTTGACTCAGGATCAGACGAGCGAGCTGGACGACTCGATGCGACGGAGAGCCGCCTCACGGAATCGGCCGTAGCCACCCAGCCAATACCAACCGACCGGCTGGAAACGGTTGAGGGTGTCGGTGATCGGGCCGCGCACGACCTTCGGAACCGCACCGTTGCCGTCCTGCTGGCTGAACGCCTTAGCGATGGCCTGACGACCCATGATGTGTGTGCAGTACACCTCGACGGTTCCACCTTCGCCAGCGTTTTCGAACACCTTTGCTCGCGGGGTTTCGATGAAACGAACACCCTCGAACGCGCCGATCTCACCGTTGTAGATCATGCTGGTGTCCTGGTACACGTGCGGGTCACGCCACGCGGCTGCGCCAGTTTCCTTGCGGAAGTCGTAAGCCACGTCCGGGTGGATGTAGCCCATGTACAGGCCGTTGAACGTGGGGACGTTCGCGCCACGCAACTGGGCGGTCACCTTGCGGATATCGTTTGCCTCGATAATGTCCTCGGCCTGAACGGTCGCACGGCTCGACGGGGTGGTCGCTCCACCGCCAGCGAAAATCACGTTGCTTCCACCAGCAATCACGTCACGGACGATGCTGTCGATGGAAATTCCGGCGTTGTAACCGACCACGTTTGCGGCCACCGTGTCCACGTCGAGGAACGCGGTTCCGCGAAGCTTTGCGGTGGTGAGGACGGCGTTACCGTATTCCGCAAGGGTGACAGTCACCTGCGAGTCGGACATCGCCACAGCGGTCACGTCGGAGGTTTCGGTCAGCGCGGAAGTGGCGGCCGACAGGTCGTTGAAAATGGTGAAAGTCACCGACGCACCGGGCATCGCCTGGTTCGTGGGCTGAACTTCGACGGCCCCGTCGAACAGCAATTCGGAACGGAGGGCGAAGTACGCCAACCGGTCAAATGCTGCCTGATCGACCGAAAGGGCAGAGGTATCTGTGTATGCCATGAGGGTTCACTCCTTCAAGTGAGATTGTTAGCCCTGCGACTGGCAGGTCAGTAGGGCTGTTGGGCTTGTTGTGCTTCGGCCAGCAGCATTTCGATTTCGGCTTGGCTGTTAGCCTTACCGATCCGTGTCATCAAATCGACGGGTGGCTCGCTGTTGTTGCCGGACGCGACCTTTGCGGTTCTGTCCCAGGCATCCTTCTCGGCGGCCTTAGTGTCATGGATGATCGCGGCTTCGATGGCGGCAGCTCTGATCGCATCCGCTGTGAGTTCACCGTCATATCCCTTCACGAAATACTTGGCCATTGGAAGGGTCGGATCGACTCCGGCCTTCACGAACGCCAGTTCGCGGGACGCTGCGGCGGCTTCATCAGCCTTTGCTTTCAGGGCTGCGTTCTCGGCTTCCAACTGCTTCATCCTCTCACGGAGAGGATTTCGGCCGGACTCCTGTTCATCGAGTTCGAGTTCGCTGTCCACTATGTACACTCCTTTGCCCAATCATCCCCCGGAGGCAGGGGATGATGCTGCTATGTCTCACCTTGCGGTGGTTCCTGCCTATTGGCATCAGAAAGAGTGTATCACATTATTTGGTTGATGCAACTATTGTCAGACGACAGACGATTGACCGTCCTGGCCGACTGAAAACCGACCCCCTCCAGCAAACGCGGCTTGACGTTCCGCTTGCCTCTTACGAAGACGCTGTTGCGCTGCGCCCGATGTCCCGAATACTGCACCGACCTGCTCCGCTTGGCTGATTTCCTCATCTTGTTCGCCAGCGATAGGCCGGAACAATTCTTGTGCCGACGCAATCGTCTGGAACCCTTGTCGAGCCTGTTCACCTGTCACACCAGCCTGCGCCAGTTCCTCGGCTTGCTGTTGGGTGACACCCAACCCGGCTTGCAACGTCCCCTCAGCGGCGATCTGTGCGGCCTGCGCCTGCTTCAACAACATCGGGGTCGCCTTCTGAGGATCAAGAAAGTAGGCGGCCAACTGGCTGTCGTCCACCCCGTACAAACGTCGCATTTCCTCGACAACCTGCGGGTCGGCTTCACGGACAGCCTGATACCCCTGGTTGATCCGCTGCGAGAACTCTTGGATTGACACGTCGCCGCCGATCAGACGAGAGAACGTTTCTGGGCTGGAGTAGAACTCTCGGGGCATCCCAGCCGACCGCAACGTCTGACGGTAGACGTTCTCCAACTGGATGTATTCCCCTTCTGAAAGAACGTTCAGACCGGCTTGCCGGCGTGTTTCGTTTCCTGCGAACCGTTGACGGTATTCGCTTGTTTGTCGGATACGGCCGACAAGAATGTTGGTGTCCAAAATGTTTTCTTGAAAAACCATTTCGTTCACAAACGAACTAAGTTGATTTAGTCCGTAGGAAGTCAAAGTTTGGGCGATGATCTCATACGCCGACTGCTGGCTTGCTCCCATGTCACTCATGTCATGCCTTCCCGAAAATGTTGGCCAACTGGTTTGTTACCTCGAACGCCCGCTGTTTGGCTTCGGTCGTGTATTCATACCCGAATGACCTGGTGTTACGCAAATATTTGCCCCATTCGTTGTAGTTCATGGGACGTGCTTCACCCCTGTCGGTAGTGAACGTGACGGCTTGCGCCCATCGAGGATCACCAAAGTCGATGGTTTCCGGGTTGATTTCGAGGATGCGGGCAGCAGTCTGACGGTACGGATCGGTGATCTCAGCAAACGTTTGACCAGCATCCAACTGTGCGCTGATCCCCGGATACAAGGCTTTTGCGGTGTTGAGCGCATACGTGTTGAATGACTGAAGGTTGTCCTTGCCGGTGGCAATTCTGTTCGTCCAACCGTTGAACGTTTCCTCCGACAGCGACACACCGTATTTAGCGGCGGTTTGCTTCAACTGTTGCCCAAAGAAACCGGTGGACAGTTGAGACATTGTGCCGGTGTTCTTGACAGCTTCAGCCCCCACGGAGTTTTGCAACGTTTGTTCGTCCCACCCGCCACGCAAACTGTTTTCCGACAGACGACTGATTGTCGCATCATCGAAGTTGACACCTAGGTTGCTGGCGAGGGTGCGGATGTCGTTGCTCCGCTTGTCGATCTGCTGTTGCGCGGAAGCAGGGTCGGTTTGCTTCAGCGTGTCCCAGGTGCGGGCTGACGCAGAGTTCGTTTTGAACCAGCTAGTTTGCTTCAGTTCGTACTCAAACTTTGCGTCTGACCAGTCGCCCTTGACGGCGTTCTCAATCAGGGTGGCGATTTCGGGGACGGACTCGATGATGGCGTAGTAGCCGCCGTATTGTTCTTTGGCGGCCTGCTTCCAGTCCACCGGGGCGGGGGTGGCCGTAGCAGTAGGAGGTTTAGTCGGTTTTTTCGGAGGACTTGTCCTAACCGTGTCATCAAACCGAAGGTTCAGACGGTTCAACGCCCGCCGTGTCTCAATATCAATTTCAGACATCACGCACCACCAATCGCGTTGAAGAACTTGTTGATATACCCCAACGTCTTATACGCAGAAGCCTCATCAGGAGCCTCCTGCTCTGCAAACTGTTCGGCAGCCACATCCGCAGACGCAGCCTGCACCATCGTCCCACCACCAGACGCACGACGCTGCTCAGCAATTTCCTCAGCTTGGAAAGCACGAACAAACCGGTCGGCTTCATCGTCGGTGAACGCTCGACCCAACGTCTGTTGGGCGACTTGACGGGCCACAGCTTTCAGATCGTCAGGGTTCGATTTGCGGTAGGTGCGACCGCTACCAGATGACACCAAAGTTTTACCAGCGAGGCGTTGCCCCAAATAGTTTCGAAAAGTGATGCCGTTTGCGTTAGCCAAACTCATCAAACGAGACAAAGCCGTCACCTCAGCCACAACATCATTGAACTGCGACTTCTCGATCAGGCCGGCGCGTTCTAGTTGTTGCATCAAAGCATCTTGGGCAGCCGGACTCAAACTGTTGTAAATCTTGGGCGCATAGTCGGCAGGGTAGGGTTGTACTTTATTGTCTATTTTTTCGACTTCACCTACTGAGTTGACAAGACCAGGGCCGTCATACGGGATCAGTTTTCCGTTCTCATCAAAGATAAATCGAGGCGGTACAGCACCCGCACCACCCAGAGTGTCAACTGCTCGTAAATCACGAATCGCATCGTCGGCCTGCTCATTAGCCTGCGACCCGCCCTGACCCTCACTTTTCTTCCTCGAAGCCATAACTATTCCTCGCTATCCAAATCAACTTCCTGCAACAACAACCGCTCCCACAAACGACTGAAATCAGGATACATCGCCGCCAAACGCTCACCCTCACCACGAAGAATGTCACGCAAATCCGAATTAGCGTCAGCGCGCAACGTCTTACCGCGCTGCTCGGCAATATCCAACGCATAGTTACGGGCGTTCAAATATTCGCGGGCAGCCAACGCAACAGGGTTCTCATCCATACGCTCATCGAACGCCGCCTCATTCAAGACATTCATCTTCGCATCAAACGCTCGAACGTCGATCGGAGCCTTAGCGAAACCTGGATACTGTTCGTACAACCGTTGGCGTTCCCGACGCAGAATGTCTTTCTGTGCGTCGTTGGGGTTAGGGCCGGCTGCACGAATGAGGCGACGGTAGATCGAGGTTCCCATCAATCGTTGCGCTTCTTCGATCTGTTGTTGCGGTGTCAACTTGACACGTGCGCCACTTTCCAGTTGACGCAAATACACCTGGTAATCAAACTTTGATCCGGTCGGAGCGAAATAGCCGGCGACCTCTTGAAACGTTTTGAAGAACGATTGATTATCGCGTTCCCAATCACCGAACTCTGTTGATGCGTCAAGACCACCTGCGACCGCTTTCGTTTTGCCGGCCAAATACAACATGAAATCGTCACCAAAGGTGTCTGAGAAAATTTCAACGGCCGTGTCATAGTTGGTGTCTTGTAGTTCACGGAAATACTTGGAGATTTCGTTGGCGTACACGTCTATTTTAGACAGATCAATTTTTTCGCCGTCAATGTCAATCGTTTTCGTCTTGGCGGTTTCGCTCAACGGTGCAATCAATTTCGGGACTGGTCGGGTCGGGCCGACGAACTGTCCGAGCGCACGCATCATTCCCAACACACGCGCTTTATTGGTGGCATCGTCTTGAAGGCGTTGCATATCAACTTCAGTAGACAGATCGTATTCACCCGATGCTGCAAGAACTTGCATGACTTGCCACGTCAGATCACCCGTAAATCGATCATTTTCTGGATCACCGATAGCGGCAGAATAAAACTTGTCCAACCACGGCGGGCTAGGGAGAAGTTCTAATTTCGGTTGGCCATAAGGAACTATAAATTTCGCAAGATCGTCGTATTGCGGTTTACTTTTCAAAATCCATGCAGCAGCAACCTGAGCGTATGGCCCCACACCTGGCAGAACGTTGAAACCCATATTCAAAGTCTTGGCTGGTGCGGCCATATCAACATCAGGAATATCGAGTTTGTCTTCTGCAAACGCACCGCCGACGAGGCCGGCATAACCTCCGGCGATCAAACCCGGCAAACCCAAACCAACTCCACCGATGACTGCTCCGATGTACGCAAACATCAATGGTACGGTTCTATCTCCCAACGGATAGTTGAACACGTATTCGCCAGACACCGGATCGGTGTAGAAGAAACCTCGACCGTCAGCATCCGGGTCTGCATCACGCAAACCCTCAATCGACGTATACCCGCGCTTGAACGCCTCCGGGTCAGACGTTAGACGACGCGTCCAGTTGCTCATCACCTCAACCCACGCTGAACCGAACGGGGCAATAATTGACATGATGTCAACAAAGTTGTTGCGTTCAGCAGCGTTGTAGAACAATTCTTTTGTGGTGTCCAACGCTGCACCTTTAGCGTAAGCATCAAGTTCACTAAAGCTGAGGTTGCCGTTAGACGGGATTGATCCGTCTGCTTTGCCCCACAGTTTCTTTGCGGCTACGTCGTTCCCGATGTACCGGAAGAAAAACCGTTTGTTGAATGTTTCGCCGGCGGCTTTTGCGGCTGCTCGAACGTTGGCTTTGATGATCGCTGCTTCACCGGGGGCTAGTTCGTCAGCCAGTTTTCCGATGACGTTGTAATACTCCTGTCGGAATACTGGTGATCGGTTGAGGAACGCTTCGCGTCGCGGATACAACTCGCTGAAAAAAATGTCAACAATACGGTCAGCTTTCGCTCCAATTTGTGACAAGCGACCCGCATCGGCACTAGGGCCGACCATGATCTGCGCCTTGTAGGTGTCTTTCAATTTGATGTTAGGGTCATCAATGACTTTAGATATCAGCTGCCAAAAACCTTCTTCGTAACCCTTGATTTCTCCGGTTCGCGCTAACTGTAAAGCGTCACGAACTTTGCCAGTATCAGGGTCGGTGTATTTCCCGGTAGCGATCACTTCACGCAACAACGGGCTTCCACCAGTCGTCAACTCGATACGCCGCTTGATGTAGTTTTCGATGTATCCGCGCACATTCGCTTCGTCTAACTGGCCTTGCGCGTCCTTGAACAATACAGAACCAACAGTCCTCTGACCAGACGAATTAGGAATCGTCCTGTCTTTCCACATATTCTGAATCATGTCAACGTGCCGGCGACCTTCAGGTGTGCTACGCATCCAATCCATAATTTCTTCTGTGGTGCTATTACCAGCGACAAGTTTGGCTACATCATCCGTATACAACAACGAAATTTCTGCGGCAATACCTTCACGGTAGGCTTGAATTCCGTCGCCTCGACGCACCCTACGCCACACACCCGTTTTTGACTGTCGGCCTGCAACCTTGACTGGATCAACGTATTCACGTAACGAACCCGCAACAGCTTCAGCCATTTCTCTTTGGTCACGACGAATCAAATCTTCCGGGTCACCCTTGAAAGATATACCGAAAATGTCACCCTTGTACTTTTTGTGCAACGCAACCTGGATCAACTCGAACGGATGGAAAGCACCGGTCTGGATACCAGGTGCGAACGATTGACGTAGGAACGAGTCGGACATATTGCGAAGCACATACCCGCCTGTTAGAAGCGTGATAGGTCGCCAAACATAGTTTTGCGCCCACAACAATGCAACAACCGGGGTGCGAAGATCACCAAACTTTTCTGGGTTGATAAACCCTTGTTTAGTAGTGATCTTCTGGATAGGTGACCATGTTGAGGCGATTCGACGTACACGTTGCGGATCAGGAAGAAAGACTGAGTGCTTCAACAATTCTGATATCACCCCAGCAGTCATCATCGGATGGCCGCCAGTAGTGATCGTGCCGTCTGGAAGTGTCCACGTAAACGTTCCACCCAGGTCTGCTGCGCTACCAACATCGTTTATAAAACCATACAAATCTCGATCTAAAATTTCTTTTTGACCGAGCAAACCTTTGTGCAGCTTGTCGTTGAGTTCGTCGCTGACACCAAACTTCGTCATCGCAGCACGGCTCGCTTGCTCAATTTCAACAGTCACATTACGGATCGAGCCGTCACCCAACACGAAAGCGTCAGTCAAATCATTCACCAACTTACGACGCAACTCGCGGTCAACACGGGCCTGCAACAAATAGTTGTTCACATTCTTGATCGACTGAGCGACCTGACGTGACGAACCACCCTCAACAACAACATGACGACCCGGAACAATGTTGAACAAACGAGCCGCCTTGCTCTTTTTCATCGTGCCGAAATACGGCATATTGCGCTTCACATCATCCCAACGGCTGATATTGATTTGATCGATACGCTTCGGGCCGATACCGCGAGTCACATCACCCAAACCGAGGGTGTCGTTCAAAAACTGGCGGGCTTTCACCGCATCATCAACCTCGACTGCACCCTTCCAGAACGCTGCGTCAGCAGTCGGGAAAATGCGGATCGCCTCATCAACAGATTTGATCTTTACGATCCGGTTGATGACACTTTGACCGCCCTTAGTGTCCAAAAACTCTGAAACTCTGCTTGGCACAATGTAAGCAGAGTTCTTGTCCACCAACCCAGCGAACGTTCGCACACCTGCTCTAGCCCCAATCTCTGTTTTAGCAAGACGCGCACCAGCACCAACACCAGGCAAAGCAGGCGTTTTGATCGCTATGGCCGCGTCAACAAGACCCGACAGAATGTTGTATTCACGCGAACCAGGTTGAGCAATTATCTTCGCCACCGCTCGACCAGCGGTCAACGCTTTACCGTCAATCGTTCCACGCAACTTGCGGGCTTCCTCAGCTTGCAACTCATAAATTCGGGCGTTCGGAAAATAGCCTTCACCAACAAGATCAGGGTTCTGAACCATCTGACCGATTTGTGTTGCATCCCAAAACGTGTCCTCGAACGAGAATG